CCAAGCTCTTTATAGCAACACCACTGGCAATTACAATGTAGCCAATGGATCACAAGCACTTTATACCAATACCACTGGTTCTAATAACGTTGCTGTAGGTAAAGCGGCTCTTTATCAAAACACGACTGCTGTCAATAACACAGCTATTGGTGATGCGGCACTTTATGCCAACACCACTGGTAATTACAACGTAGCTACCGGATATGAAGCTCTTAAATCCGTCACCACTGCTTCTGATAACGTAGCGACTGGATTCGAAACTCTCCGTAGCAACACCGGTAGAGCTAATACAGCAGCAGGAAGATCTGCGTTGCGCAGCAATTCTTCTGGTCAAGAAAATGTAGCGCTGGGTGCATACTCTATGTATTCAAACACTACTGCTCGCGATAACACAGCAGTAGGTTATGGTTCATTAGAAGACAATACTACTGGTGCTAATAACGTAGCCATAGGTCATAGAGCATGCGGTAATAACACCACTGCTAGTAACAACGTAGGCGTTGGACGTTATGCTCTCTATACTAACACCACTGGTAGTAACAACGCAGCAACCGGTCTAGGTGCGCTTCAAAATAACACCACTGGCAGCAACAACGTAGCTAACGGATGGCATTCTCTTTACACAAACAGTACTGGTGTTAATCACGTAGCTATTGGACGTGAAGCTATGGCTCTAAACACTACTGGTAATAGCAGCGTAGGTGTTGGACCATATGCGCTGTATTACAACACAACTGGTAATAACAACACTGCTTTTGGAGCACAAGCTCTATTTAACGTCAGCACTGGCTCAGGCAATATTGGCATAGGCCCGCTAAATAGCAGCGGCAGTTATGCACCAGTATTTGATGCAACAACACATAGCAACCGTTACATTGCAGGTCATGCATCAATCAGCCATGCCTACGTCAAAGTATCTTGGACCGTTACATCAGACGAACGCGATAAGATGAACTTTGCTCCAGTACCTTATGGTCTGGACTTTGTTAATCAACTCAAGCCGACTGCCTATCAGTTCAAGGTAGATCGTGACACTGAAACACCAAACGGTGATGTCCGTTATGGCTTTAAAGCGCAAGACATTCTTGCCTTAGAAGGTGACAACCCCGTCATTATTGACACCGAAGACGCTGATCACCTCAAGTACAAAGGTGAGCATCTTGTCCCTGTACTGGTTAATGCAGTACAAGAGTTGACGGCTATGGTTGAGGAGCTGCAAAATGAGGTCGCTGCGCTGAAGAGCGCGTAGAATCTCATCATTCTCCTAGACCTGTTATGTCTGTTGAAACGCCAACTGCTGCAGAAATTGCCCAAAGCTATTCTGCAGCTCTTGACTCCGTCACTGTTATCACTGACTTAATGGCGCTTGACGCTCGTGATGCTGATCAAACAGCAACAGTTGCTCGTAATGTCGAGCACCTAGAGCTGATGGTTGCCAAGACCTACTGGACGACAGAAGATCTTGCGCCTTTGAACGATGCAATCACCGCAGGCAAAGCTTGATCATGGCTACAACTTTTACTTGGGCGATCGCCAACCTGGATAGGGAAACCGCAGACGGTTTTGTTTTCGCTGCTCACTACACCGTTTCTGCTGCAGACGACACCTATTCATCTGGTGCGTATGGAAGTATCGGTTTTGAGCGTCCTGACACGCTAGTTGCTTTTGCTGACTTAACTTCTGAGGTCGTTGTCGGCTGGGTTAAGGCTGCTTTGACTGCTGAAAAGGTCACTGAAATTGAAACTGCTTTGCAGAGTCAACTTGATGAGCAACGCAGTCCAAGCAAAGCCGCCGGTCTACCTTGGGCAACTGCTGAATAATGCAAAGACCCGATCCACTAATCTGCGGCAAACCAGGGGCAGAAGATTTACCTGTGATGCGGAATCGAGCGAAATGGCTTGAGATGCTCTATTTTCACGAAGGTCGCAACAAAGCGGATCATCCTCAGCGCGGTCTATATACGGGGCTTTTTAAAAAGCATCATTTATGGCTCCCTGGCAGTGACGAAAACTGAAAAACAGATTGTTAACTGTCCATTGACTGGGCTAGCTAATCTGGCTCAAGAAAACACAACCCCTTCTAAAAATGATCAAGTCTCTTGTTTTTGGTGCAGCCGCTGGCGCACTTGCCTTGGCCCCCCTCTCTGCAACCGCAGGACCGTATTTGAACCCGGAGTTCAATGGCGCAACTGTTGGCGATAATTACTTAGGTGGTGCGCTAAATCTGGACGTTGGTTTTGAAGGCGGCCAGGGCGCTTATTCGTACTTCGTCCAGGGCGGCCCTGCCATCATCATGCCTAACGGTTCAGAAAACGAAGTTGAGTTTGCCGGTAAATTCGGGGGCTCGGTCGCTGTTGCTGAAAACGTTTCGGTATATGGAGAGCTTAGCGGCGTAACTGGCGACGACTTCAGCTGGGGATCTAAACTCGGGTTGAAGTACGGATTCTGAGCTAGTCTTTAACAGAGCAACTGCAACCTTCCCTGGTCTCACACAGCAGGGGAGGTTTTTTCTTTGGGATTTTATTGTGCAACGCTTTTTCAATCTGGCCGGAGCCCTTGGGTTCTTGATGTCTGGAACGATGCTTGCTGGGTCGGTTGTCCTTTACACCCGCATCCCATCGCTAACGAAGCTTTATATCAGTGAGCTAAAGCTCGAACTGACTGAAATGGTGCTTGATATGGTTCCAGCGGTTGATGACGTTATGCCTGAGTTGCCATCAGCTACAGGCCCAGCAATCGAGACGCCTAAGTTACCGTTCTAATAGGTGCCGGAAATACCTGAGATTGGTGTGGGGCGTATTGGCGTTCCAGAAATACCAACTTGGAGAGGTATCCCGCCGCAAAGCATTCCGTCTGAGCCACCAATCACATTGATGCTGGGCTTTCCTGTTGGGGATATACCTGGCTGCGTCGAGACGCGTAATACTCAGCCTGGGAATGCAGACGCTTACACAACAGACCCGAAAGGCAACTTCACTGTTTGCGATGGAACGATGCCATCGTTTCCCGCCGCATTGGAGTTTACACCTGGAACGTTGACTTATGGATCAGCTAAGCCGCCAGCAATAGACCCAAAAGAAAAACCGGATGCCTCCCAGCAACCGGCTCAGTCCCCTTCACCGGAGGCGTCCAACCCAACCGGCATTCCAAATGTAGACACAGATTTGCCATGTCCGCCACCAGACGCAATACCTATAGGAGCTAAAAACAAGCTTCAGACTGCTGTCATAACTGGCTATAAGCGTGTTGATGGAGAATGTCAAACCCAGTTCAAGCCGTTGGACATACCAACGATTCTCGGCAACCATTTACCTGGCTCGCCTGTTGTGGTCACGACTGCAACGATTGCGGTTGTCGCAACAACAGCGGCAGTCCTAGCCAAGCCATTAGGCGAGATCTTGTTAAAGGCGATTAAGCCTCTTGTTAAAAAGACGATCAAGAAGATTAAGGAGAAGCTGGGGAAGAAAGTTGTTGTTGAGTCGGCTTGGCAGCGTCGGAAGTTTCAGCGGTCGTTGAAGAAGTAGGAATTGAATGTGTGTGGGGCGGAAGGACGCCTGGCGGGTTGACCAGGACTACATCAGCACAGATTTTGCTGTAAAGCGACTTGGGGTGAAACATTACGCCTTCTTTCATCAGGTCAGCGCAGTTACGCAACCTGGCTATTTCGTAATTGAGGCGTTTATCGGCAAGGCTGGCTTCCATAAGCTCAACTTGTTTTTCAGCAGCCCTACGACAAGTGCGAATATGACTGCGGTCTAGCGGGATTGAGATCTGTGCAGTGATACCGCCATTGACTGAGAAGTTTGTTTTTTGCCCTGTCCTGACTGGCTTATGGAACAAGACGTTGCCTGGGTTATCAGGTCTGCCATCTGGAACGGGGTTGCCTTCTGGGTCAGTCGCACCAACTAAATCAAGCGTGTCATAGACAGGCTCGTTGTAATAGCGTTCATATGGATCAGACCAGCCAGTGGTTGAACTGAGGAAAGGGTTGATTGTCAGGCTTGCACCTTGGCAGCTAACGCTATTGATCACAGAGGTGAACGTTTTACTAGGCACCACCTGGACAGCTTGGTTCGTGACCGATCCTGAGCTGTTTGCAACTGGAGCGGCAGTGCTTGAAACCTGAGCGTTAACTGGCTCAGCCAATAACAGCAGGGCTGCTAAGACACGCTTCATTGTGTAAAGGTGCTGGTGGTCTCCGTAAGTGATTCAATGTCAGTTTCCCTATTTATCAATGTGTGATTTGTTAGCCCTGGCCCAGATAAAGTCTCAACTATAGAAAAAGCAGCACCTGGCTTAACGATGCTCCAGGTTGGCCTTGATGCAGGGTCAAGTCCAGTCCACTTGCTTGAGACACCGTTCAATGTATTGGTGGTCGTGGTCAAGCTTTGTGGAGCGAGACCTGCAGAGGGTTTGATATTTGTGCCACTAGCTGTGTATTCATAACCCGTACGATATTCGTAGGAGTTGATAACCTCAACAACCTTGGACGTTGTCTTTGTCGTGCTTGAAAGTGTTCCTTGCTGGAAATTAGGAACGATTGGTACGGCTGCCGCTGGGGCAGCCAAAAGCAACAACAGCAAGATTCTCACTTGATAGTTAGCTCCTGAATAACTTGGCCAATTGCAGTTGTACCAGCTCCCCCCGCTGTAATTGTGAGTGCCCCATCTGTCGCTAGGGTGCCCGCCAAAGTGCCAGCAACACCGCCTGCAGTTGTTGTTGTGTTCCCGAATATTGGCAAGGCAGGGACTACACCAGCAGTGACAGTTGTTGAAAGTACGGTTGGAACGTCGTCACCTTCTAAGTACGTCTCTGAATAACTAAAGCTGTCACCAGCAGTAGTAATACTGTAAGCACCAGGAGTATACCCAAGAGCAGTCCCGGAAGTAAGTGTCCCCAACACAGGAGTAGTGTCCAAAGTGACGTTAGAGCCAGATACTGCCATATTGGAGCCGAGTCGAATTGATTGGGACGCTGCTCCATCAACAGTTAGCGAGATTGAGGATTTAATAGCGTGCGTAATATCCGCCGAAGCAGGACTTACCGCAAAAAACGTTAGACACGATACAAAGAGAAAACGTCTCATTTTGGCTTGGACGTAGGGGCTTCTTCTTTAAGTGTAGGCTCTTCTTTCTTCTTGCCATTGGCGCGTTTAATGTTGACGCCAAAGCTCGTCATTGTTCCCGTAAGCAACGAGGCCGGAAAGGTCGGGTCCATCGCTTTGACGTATCCCAGATAATTAAGGCTGAGCATCACAATCGACCATGTAAGAACAGCCAGCTTTACAAAATCCGCCAACGGCGTTGATTCGGGCTCTTGTTCTTGCTCCTGCTTTGCCTGTTCTTCTGCCATGATGTGCGGTAATTAGGTCGAAAAGTGTGGTAGAGGTTTGGGCGGCTATAGCTGGGGCAAGCGTCGGAGCGTGTGCCCTAGGCATTAAAAGCGCAGGCCGTGAAAGCCAGCAAGGTCGTGACTCGTTAGTGCGCCTCACAAGTTCTGTAGACAATTTAAGCTCTCAGCTTGATCTTTTACGTCGAGAGCAAACCACACTCCATGCTGAGTTGTTTGGAAGGCTTAGCGATGTTGAGCGCAGCGTCGCCAGGCTTGAAGGCATACAAGACAGGAACTAGACTTCCGGCACATACAGGTCTCCGATGCTT